TTATCTATTGTCTAGCTCCTAGTGCGATGACCTCAAAGCCCGTGTAGAAATACCCGGGCTTCTTTTTAGGTTGACTTTCCAATAATAATTATCATATACTAATAATATGATAACCTATACTCATGTGGAAGACTATTTGGAATACCTTGGTGGTTATGAAGCGGTCCTTACTGCTTTAATGATGACACACAGCGTAAATAGAATAAGCCTAGCCCGCTATGACATAGCCATAGTAAACAGCATGGCATCAACAACTGTGTTTGGCACAGCATTAACTGATAAGCAAGCAGAACTAGCAGTTAAACTCGTATTAAAGTACCGCAGGCAGTTTGCCAAGTTGGGTATAGATGTCAGCCCAGTTGAGACACCTGTGTTCCGTTTGGCACCACGCAAGATGGATCGTACCCGAGCTGTTTGGTTAGATGGTGACTGCATAGTAGTCAAGTTCCCCTATGACAACGATCTGATCAAAGAGCTACAAAACTTTAGGGAAGCTAGCCAAGGACGAGCTTGGTATGATCGTGATAAAAAACTATGGAACTTGGCCATCACAGAATACAATGTCAACTGGATCATACCTTGGGCTAACGGGTATGGATTTGAAGTTGACCATCGTGTGCAGGAATTATTTGCGCAAATACTTGAGTGCGAACAGCAACTTTATGAGATCAAACTGGTCCAACAAGGTAGTGGATATGCTATTACCAATGCATCAACCAGTTTAAATGAATATATAGAACTTCGTGGTGGGTTTGGTCGAGATAATCTAGTCAAGTTAATTGACTATGCTGGCCTATGCGGCTACGACATAGACGATGATATTAAAAACTACTGCATGGAACATTATCCTACAGCACTGGTAGCCATTGGTAGTAAGCACAGCATACATTTACCCCCAAGTCCCACACACTTGAATATGATATTTGACTATGCTGAGATCACTGATCGTTATCCCATCTGCATTTATAATCCTACCCTGTTTGAAATAGATCTCTCACGCTTCGACGAAGAAGAGATTGTACGCTTTGATAGAAATGGTAAAACAAAGACTAGCGATTATGATCCGTATCGTGTTAAAGTAGTGTATGCTGGAAAGATACCGTCAACCTGGGACTTTCCTGTGCCGTTAATGGTCACAACATTTGAGATGATGTTTGGTGGACGTAAGATGGACTGGACTCGCCGTGCAGAAAAGATCATCTACTATGGTGCAACACAAATAAGAGAAAATAACTAATGCAAGCTATCTATCTTGTTCAACCAAATTACCATAATATATTTAACGAGAAAGTTAATTATTGGCTCCCTTATTCTATTGGAACAATCTGGTGTTACGCTAATCAAAATAAGATAATTCAAGATAATTTCAATTTAAAAGATATATTTTTTAAACGATCTCATATCAATGATGTAGTAGAACAAGTAAGTAACAACGCAATTTTTGCATTTAGTAATTATGTATGGAATTGGGAATATAATAATACTTTAGCAAAGGCTATAAAATTAAAATATCCATCAAGTAGGATAGTGTTTGGTGGACCGCAGGTAAATAATCGCCCTCTCGAAACAAAATTTTTTAAAAAATACTCACATGTTGATTCTGTTATTTTAGGTGAAGGCGAAATAGCGTTCGAACAACTTTTAATAGATATCTATAATAATAAAAACAAAAAAATCTATCATGGTATAAGAAATGAAAACTTAGATTTTATTCCTAGTCCATATACAACTGGTTTTTTTGATAATATTCTTAAAAAAAATCCCAATGTTACGTGGAGTGCAACGCTAGAAACTAATCGCGGTTGCCCATATTCTTGCACATTTTGTGATTGGGGAAGTCTTACCTATAGCAAAGTTAAAAAATTCCCTCTTCAAAAAGTTTTTGAAGAGATTGAGTGGATGGGAAAAAATAACATTGATCTGCTAGCAGTGGCAGATGCAAATTTTGGAATCTTTAAAGAAAGAGATTTTGCAATAGCAGAAAAAATATGCGAGATAAAACAAAAATATAATTCACCAAACAGCATACCGTTAAACTATGCTAAAAATAGTAACAGAAATCTAATAGACATAGTTGAACTATTTGCTCGTTATGATCTGAGTAGAGGGATGACTATAAGTTTTCAAAGTCTAGATGTCCTTGTTCTAGAAAGTATTAAACGCAAAAACATGGACATCAATCATGCTGAAGAAATTTTTAAAATGTTAGAAGAAAAACAACTAAATTATTATTCAGAATTAATTTTAGGTATGCCCGAAGAAACTTTAGAAAGTTGGAAGGAAGGACTAATAAAAATAATTTCTTTAGGACAACATCAAACTCTCGACATTTTCCTAACATCAATGTTGGAAAATAGTGAACTAAATCAACTTTCCCAGCGAGAAAAGTACGATTTAAAAGTAGTCACTGTACAAGATACTTCTTACACTACCTGTGATGACGAAAGTAACATATTAGAAAAAACAGATGTCATCTATAGTACAAGTACACTTTCAAATTCTGATTTGATCGATGCATTTATGTTTAGTTGGATTATTATAAATCTACATAATTATGGATGGACACAAGTCTATTCTAGATTCTTAAACAATATGAATCTAATATCATATAGAATTTTTTATAATAATATAGTTAACTACATATTAAACAATCAACTAGGAATAGTATCTGAGAAATATCAAGAATATAAAAATAAAGTGACACTGTATTTTAATAATAATCCAGAATTTATAAAACAAAAATACAATCGGGAATTATTGAGAGATGTTCAACCATTTTTTTATGAAAACGCAACACTAATAGAAGATACAATTTTTAATTTTATCAAAACACAGTACGATTTAGAATTTAATACTTTAAATAGCTTAAAAGATTTGCAAACACACTTCATATCATCGTATAATAAAGTATATCCATATAACTGTCAACTTGACATAGGCATATTAGATACTATTTTGTTTAATAAAGATTATGAAAGAAAGATAGTGTCTGTAACAGTATCTATATGTGAAAAATTTTTAGATAAAGATGATTTTCTAAAAAAATTGTTTACTCGTAAGCGGTGGGGGTGGGGTAAAACAAAAATAAAGGAACAAAATGGCCTCAGCTAGATTAATAATTAAAGATGAAGTTAATGTAAAGATAGAAGGATTAGACTTACATGAACGCAAAGAACTATCTAATATGTTCAAGTATGAGATACCTGGCGCAAGATATCTACCAGCAGTCCGTCTAGGCCGTTGGGATGGTAAGGTAGCATTCTTCCAATTGGGTGGTAGCACTTACATTAATCTACTTCCAGAGATTATCGCTTACTTAGACAGCCAAGGATACCATCTAGAACTAGAAGACCTACGTGATTATAAAACACAATATGATTTTGAAGAAGTAACAGAAGATACATTCAAACATATTAATTGGCCTGCTCGACATCCTATAGCAGGTGAACCAATCGTGTTAAGAGATTATCAGATTGAAATCATCAACAAGTTCCTTGAGAATCCACAGTGCATGCAAGAAATCGCCACAGGCGCAGGTAAGACATTAATCACAGCGGCACTGAGTTATTGTTGTGAACCACATGGCCGCACTATAGTCATCGTCCCAAACAAATCATTAGTCACACAAACAGAAGATGACTATAAGAATATGGGACTTGACGTCGGAGTCTATTTTGGAGACCGTAAAGAGTTTGGCAAGACACATACTATCTGTACTTGGCAAAGTTTAAATATCTTATTAAAAGGTTCACGCAATCATGAAGTGGACATCACCATTGGTGAGTTCCTACAAGATGTGGTCTGCGTCATGGTTGATGAAGTACACATGGCCAAAGCAGATGCTCTTAAAACTCTGCTCACTGGTGTAATGGCACATATACCTATACGCTGGGGATTAACCGGCACAATACCTAAGGAAGACTACGAATTTGTCAGCCTAAAGTGTAGTATTGGAGACGTTATTGGCCGGTTAAGTGCTAGTGAATTACAAGAGCAGGGTGTATTAGCCAACTGTCATGTAAATGTATTACAGTTAGTCGATCACGTAGAATATAAAGATTATCAAAGTGAGTTAAGATATCTATTAGAGACAGACGCTCGCCTGGATTATATCGCCAAGTTGGTAGAGTCGATACGTAAGACAGGTAACACACTTGTGCTAGTAGATCGTATCGCACCAGGGCGAGCACTAATAGAAAAAATTAAAGATGCTGTATTCGTGTCAGGAGGCACCAAAGCAGATGATAGAAAAGAACAATATGACGACATTGCGACCATGGACGATAAAGTTATTGTCGCTACCTATGGGGTTGCTGCTGTTGGTATCAACATTCCTCGTGTTTTTAACCTTGTGCTTATTGAGCCCGGTAAGAGCTTTGTTAGGGTCATCCAAAGTATCGGGCGTGGCATTCGCAAAGCGGAAGACAAAGACTTCGTCCAAATCTGGGACATAACATCAACATGCAAGTTTGCCAAAAGGCACTTAACAAAAAGAAAGCAATTTTACAAGGAGGCTAACTACCCATTCGTTGTTGAAAAGACCGATTGGCAGTAATTTATGTATATACTAACCCTAGAAAACCAAGCGTATGAGATGAATGAGATACCAGATGAAGTCGAAGATCTTCGTTTTGCTATATTAGATAATAGTGATCCAAAGAATCCCGACTACTTCTTTATTCCATTGATCTTCTTAGAAAGTTTTAATAGCCCTGCGCTGGTATTAAACATCGGTGGTAATTTAGTCAAGATGCCTGTAGATTGGCAAATACTCATTGGTGAACCAGACTTCGGTGACCTAGAAGTTATTCCATTGACATCAATTAACGATCGTGGTTTCAGCGTGTTCTGTTTTAATCCCTTAGACAGTTTTAAACCAGAGTTTCACCAGATTGAGATCGTAGATATCTATCAAGACGTTAAATGGTATTTCCCAAAACTACGCCCAGGACAGATGTTAGCAGTACCCATCAATGATGGCGACCATCCACTATGTGCTTATTTTGTAAAAGACATCAGTCGCCAAAGCGAAGTAGTTGACTACGGTAAAATATGGTAAAGAAAGGATTGAGCATGTGGAGACTTTGGGCCAAAGCCCTAGGGCAAAAAGAAGGCATCACTGACAGCGAAGCTGACGTGGTAGCCGCAGTTAGAACAGCGATAGTAGCACTATATATCGTTACAAATCTGTTTATCATAGCAGGTATCATGAGGCATTGGAATGGGTAGATTAAAACCAGGCGCAACTTATATCTACGAAAGTCCCGACGGCGGTGAAACTACCTATGCCCGAGAGATGGGTGCGCCACTAGAATCTCGTATAATGATTGGACAAAGTTGGCTAGCCAAAGAACAAATAGAACAACGTGTGTGGACGGATATCTATAAGCATAGAAATCGAAATACTGCTTTACAACATGCGGTGGAAGAATGTATAATTATATATAAACTCTCAGAGGATTATGAAGATGTTTAACCCAAAAATGTTCAAACAAAAAAAGAAACGTGAAGTAGACCCAAATGCGCCACCGCGCCCAAACTTGATGAGCCATGATAAAACTATCCGCGAAAGCAGGATAGAATTTGATAGGTTAAGAGATTTAGTAAATCAACAAGCAGATGAAATTGCATCACTGAAAAACAAATATATCAGTATACAACAAAGTGTAGATCAATTAATTAATTTTGTAAGAAAGAATAAATGAGGTTAGGGGTTAGTAAGAAAATTCTGTGTTTGGGAAATAATAGCAAAGATACTGATGTTAAAACTCGAGCGATTGCTGCTACTAATTCAAAAGAGTATCACGGACTAATTACTGAAATTATCCCTATTATCGATGGGTATTATCAATCTAGTGTATACGATATAGAATTTGGCAAATTAGTAGAATTAGTTAAATTATTTGATGAAGTTATTGTATTAGATCAACCAAAAGTAGAATGGACCCACCCAGATGCATTCTATAATACTGTACGTATAGCCAAGCAAGCAGAAGAATTTGTTAAAGTAACGTGGCTAGATCATTTGTATTCTGACAACATAACAATATTCCAAGAATTAGTTAAAACAAACAAAAGTTTTTGTATTTTTCCATTTATTGAATTATTAGTTAATAATGGATCAACCACAGTTTGTTGTAGATCAAATAAGGCAATTACAAAACTATCTGAATTAAACGATTTTCAAACGGATCCTGGGTATAATAAAATACGAAATGCAATGTTGGCAGGGGAACTATTACCAGATCATTGTAGCTCTTGCTATGAATACGAATCAAAAGGTATAGTAAGTGCAAGACAACAAGAAACTGTAGAATGGGCAAATCGATTAAATCTGAAGTCGGTTGATGATTTGGCTAATATCACTTCACCGGCATATTACGAAGTGAGAGCAAGTAATACATGTAATTTGCAATGTAGAATGTGTGGTCCTGAGAATAGTAATCTGATAGAGAAAGAATATAAAACAATTGGAATATATGAAAACAATACGCCAATTGAATATACCGACTTTAATTTTATTGAGTTCACTAACTTAAAAAAATTGTATGTAGCTGGTGGTGAACCTACTGCGATGCCTGAATTTTATGAGTTTTTACGATCGTGCATTGATCAAAATAATACTTCTTTTGAATTTGTTGTTAATACAAATGCTGTTAAGTTTAGTAAAAAATTACTTAATTTATTTGCCCAATTTAGTAATTTACAATTTATCGTTAGTATAGATGGATTGGATTCTGTGAATCATTATATCAGATGGCCGTCCGAATGGAAAACTATTATTAATAATGTACATGATCTTAAAAAACAAGGACATATTGTTAGTTTGAATACAACGGTATCGATATACAATATATCCAATCTTTACTTGCTATTGAACTTTTTTGATACAGAATTTCCAAAAACATTAGTCCACGGCCAATTGGCTGAATCTGATGATAATATATTATCCCCTTTTCTTTTTCCAGAATATAAATTGATACTATCTAGTTTAGTAAATATTGTTAATCTAAATTGTTACAAAAATGACCCGTTGCTTATGAGTTTTGTAGATGGACTTATAACACATTTCAGTAATACTAATTTGATTGACATCGTAAGATTGAAAAAGTTTTTTGAATTTAACGATAAGTTAGACCAGTCTAGAAATATCCAATTAAAAGATTATATTCCAGAGCTTGAAGAATATAGACAAAGGTGTTATAATACAGTATGAGTTCAAGTTTAGAAATTAAATATGAAATGCAGGCATACGATCGCAAGGATCGTGCTTACTATGATAACTTTACAGATGAAGATCGTAAGAAGTTCTCAACATATTTAATGTTGAAATATGGCGCCAATGTCAGTGGTAATAAAGATTTACAAGCCTATTACCTGATGGCTACCAACGAACGTGTGAATAAAAACTTCTTTGACTTGGGATCTAAGCATACTAAACTACAATGGTTGACCTGTACTAGCGTAAGTCCGGCGATGGGACCACAGTTCCATTATTGGCTTAATGCTAAAAAGAAAGAGGGGGATAATAAAAGCCAAAAGTTCTTGGCCAAGTTATATCCTAATATGAAATCTGATGAAATAGACCTGATGGCACGAATCAATGATAAACGAGATATTGCAGACATGGCACGAAACCTCGGACTTGATGACAAATCAATTAAAGCCGAGCTATAAGTGCCGATATTGTAGTAAAGAATTCCGCAAGGAGTCGAGCCTAGTGGTGCATCTTTGCGAAGAAAAACGTCGCTGGCAAGAAGAAAAAGAAACTGGTGTACAGTTTGGACTCCAAGCATATCTACGCTTCTACGAACTAACACAGGGGTCAGCTAAGATGAAGTCATACACGGACTTTGTTGCTAGTCCTTATTATCGTGCCTTTGTCAAGTTTGGGCGTCATATGGTAGGTATCCGTGCTGTTAATCCTAAGATGTTTATTGATTGGGTAATCAAAGAAAACAAGAAACTTGACCATTGGACACATGAGAAAGTATATTTAGAATATCTTAAACAGTATATGCGTAAAGAAGCAGTCCAAGATGCACTTGAACGTGCCCTAAGGGAGATGCAGGACTATGCAGATGAGCATGGAGAGTTTAAAAATGGATTTAGTGATTATTTTAGGTTTGGCAATCCTAATCGCGTGTGTCATCACATCGCTAATGGTAGGGTTAGCCCTTGGATTGTGTTTAATTGCGATACCGGTGTTGACTTTCTTGATGCTCTTAACGATGATCAAATTGGTCTTATTCTTCCTTGGATAGATCCAGAGTATTGGCAACGAAAATTCCAAGATTATGTAGCGGACACTGAATGGGTTAAACAGATACTAAAGGATGCAGGTCTTTGAAATTTCGTAGTGACATAGATATAGACTTTGCTGATCGTCAACAGGTCTTAGACTTGTTAAATGTCACACCAGCCAGCATTATCCGTGATGGTAAATTGACTCGTCATAACACAGGAGTGTATGCCACAGACATACCCGTAGATCCGTTCTCAGGATCGGCTAGTTTGGATTATAATGATGCAGAAGCTCGTGGATATATGAAACTAGACTTGTTAAACGTACATGTTTATAAACAAGTTAAGAATGAAGAGCATTTAATTACACTCATGCAGGAACCCGATTGGACTAAATTATATGATCCTGCGATATGTAGTCAACTAATTCATATCAACAATCATTATGATACCTTGCTTAAAATGCCTGAGCCCGTGGACAGTATCCCTAGACTAGCTATGTTCTTAGCTGTAATTAGGCCCGCAAAGAGACATCTGATAGGTAAGACTTGGAAAGAGATTGCTAAAACTGTTTGGGATAAGGTTGATGGTGAGTACGCATTTAAAGCTGCACATGCGATCGCCTATGCTCAACTAGTAGTGGTAAATCTTAACTTACTTTGCGAATCAGCGTAATACTGCGACGCTTGGATCTCTTATTTGATATTTCTTTAAGGCTTATATAAGGCCCGTGTTTTATTTCTACGTCTTTGCTGTTGAATGTCTTTAAACAAACTCTAAACTCCACCCAATCCTGCTTTAAAAACACGTTGATAGGCACTAGTCTATTACTTTCCCACCACCACTGGTCCGCAAATTCCAAATATGCCGTCTTCTGTTCTAGGGTGCGCAGAGCCGCATAATCATAGATAGTAGTGATGATTTCGTCTGAATTTTGGATGATGCCGATATAATCATTACCGCCATAGGTTATATAGCTGATAAACGGGTATTGATCTAAAAGTTTCTTGTAACTGTCTTCCATAGGAACCGCGATAAATATACTAAAGGATCGAGCAAAAGTGCCACTAATCACAAGTTATTTATATACAAATACTTTCACCGTCCAGATTCTGGATTATGCTGATCCTACCATTACAACGAGGAACCGAGTCGTGTATCAGAGACCAATAGAA